GGGTAGTCCAAACAGTGCTTAGTTCGGTTACCGTAAAGTTATGGTTTTCCCAGACACCACGTCTTTCGTTACTATGAGACATTTTGCTATGAAGTTTAGTCTGATTTGAAAAGTCATTAAGCTCCAAATTCCTAAATATTCTACTTGATAGTGGTCCAACTTTAAAGGACCGCCAAATCGTCTCGAACTCTGATGAATTTCCAAGGATGTCAAAGCATCTGGAACAGAACATGAGGAAGTCACTGCTCATAGGTAGATTACCATTACCATAAAGGATACGGGCGAAGAGCCTATTGATATTCCGTTTAGGTAGACCATCAACCCACTCTGAACCCAGGAAGACAGCTTTGTCTGTACCTGGTTTTGAGCTCATTTCGAGTTCTAAACTGACATCGAATAATGACTTCACTATTGAAGAATAGCGTTTGAAGTCGAGTTCAATCTCAGAAACAATAACTGAGTCGTCGCTACTAACAATAACACGGTTTATGTTACTAAAGAACTTCATAGAGTCCTTGCCAAAGTAACGATATAGTGCTATGCAATGTATAGTAAACATAGAGAAACTACCAATTGTGCTTGTTAAGCCGCTTCCACTGGATAGTCCTCTGTAACGATCAACTCTTGTAGGTAAAGAAGGGTGAAATAGAGGCATAGTAAGGAAGATATTCCTATATGTTTTGAGTAAATGCCTCTGATAGTGTGTTAAGTTCAATACCTGGGATAGGTAGTCAAATGAGAGTAACAACACTATTGCCGGTAAAGTATGATCAAATGCTTTACAGTCTAAAGATAAGGTAAACTTATCTGAGTAAGAACTGATAGTCTTAGATATTTCTGGCTGAGTATAACCATGTATGAAAGAACCTAAGCCATGAGATTTAAGTAAGCGTTTGAATTTTAAATCATACCAGCTTTCAACACACGAAATCTTATACATAACAGCAAAAACTAGTCTAGTCTTGAGAGAGCTGTTTGTAATTTGATTCCTTTTAAAGGCAGCAGAATGAAACGCAGTGGATTCAAGGATTTCGCTGGTCTTTAAATTACCTGTAGTGAATTTATTTAGTAAGATAAACATCTCATCTCTAAACTCACTCTTCTTCTTCCAAGGGGTCGGTAAGCCCGATGAAGCGCGGAAATTTTGTTTAGATAAAGTATCAATGACATTTGGGTCATGTGTAAAAGTACCACTAGGAACAACCCAAGCATCTAAACACTTAGAAACAATATTTACATCATCCTGATTAATTTTGCAATGAAAATTTGTACTATACAGGACGGTAGCTGTTTTAATTGCTTCCAAAAATTTCGCTTTGGTGTCAAGAATTTCATACCCTATTTTATTGAGAAATTTTTCGTTGTATAAAGGTGACCGCTGTAGAAAGGGACGCATTCCTTTAATTTCGACGAATCTGTAACCACTTCTCTTGAAGTATGACTTGATAGCTGAATTACTAACAAGATTCTTATACGTATCTTTATAGGCCACTCTGATATTTGGCAAAACACGTTTAAGTACGGATCTATTATATGCTAAATTGATTTTATACATTTATAATAAATTTGTTGTTATGTGCAAACGAATT